ATTTACATCCCAAAGTACGCCATGATGCTTTGCTGCTTCTGCAGTTAGGAATCGCTTTTTTAACTCAAATGCAGGAGGCTCTGAGTACACAGCCAAACGAGCCTCTGACATGGCTATCGGCTCTGCTTCAGGCTGTACATATTGTGGCAAATCCTTGATGCGACGAAGTAAAGAATCAAGTGGTAACTCTGTTTGCCCATCAATGAATTCTTTTGCTTCGTGGTAATCGATACCTCGCAAATCACGAACGAGTGTGTATAAGTTTCCTTTGTAACCGCAAGAGAAGCAAATGTGTGCGCCAGTAATTGTGTTTATCCACCACGATGGATTGTGGTCATCTTTTCCAGTGCGTTTCTTGTGCATTGGGCACAATCCGTTAACTTCATCACCACGTTGTGCTGCTAGTGGTAAGTCGAGTGATAAAAGAACTGTTTCTACATCAAACATTACTAGCCCAGTTCATGCAATAACTACACTTAGTCATAAATGACTCATCGTGGAAGCAACCAGTCTCCCAACGCCAAGTAATTGCTGTTTCGCTTGGTGGACAGTTACGTGATTGAACAATCTTCAATAGACGAATCTCTTCATCTTCTTCAACGGGCTCAAGACCAAGAATCACATCCGAATCCTGGAAGAACGATGAGGAGTACCCGATAGAGTCTGCAGTAACCTTGCCAGCACGCATCTTCCATAACAGAGTCTGAGTAGTAATGACTATTGGCTTGTTTATCTTCTGAGCCAAACGCTTCAAAGCACGGGTAATGTTAGTGATTGCTTGAGGCGTGTTCATCTCACCAGTTATTTCATCAAGCATCAAATAAACACCGTCTACAAACACGATGTCAGGATTGCACTGTTCAATCTTGGCTGACAGCGCTGAAACGGTAATCCCATTCACTGCATCTACAAGATGAAATGGATGAGCCTTTTCCATCTCATTGAGCATATCGATATAGCGGCTTTCTTCTGCAGGAAGCAACTTACCGCGACGTAAACGACCGTGTGAAATCTTTGCTCTCATCGCGTCGTGACGCTGCTGCTGTTCATGATTGTTCATCTCAAAGGACTGAAACATCGGGGTATACCCAAGTTTGTGAACGTTAATTGCAATCTGCAAAGCAATCTGTGATTTACCAGTCTTTGGGGGCGCAATAATCGTAATTAACTGACCCCCCTGCAATCCAGCAGTGGCTTCGTCAATCTTTTCAAAACCCGTAGGAATTCCAAGAAACTTTTTGGTTTGTAGAGCCTTGTAGTCTTCATAACGCTGTTCAGTATTTTTTGACAGGTCTACCTCGTGAGTTCCAAGAACGCCTTGCTCATTTACTTTGGCAATCGCCTGCTCCATTGCAAGCAGAGCGGCATCGTGGTTGTTGTCTTGTAACAACTCGACTGCATTCTCTAGACCTTGACGAGTAAGAAGTCGACGACGGAAGTCGACCATCGTGTCTAATAAATACTCAACTGAATCTTCTACATCAAGAATTTTGTAATTTGGATAATGGTCTTTGACTGTTACGCCAGTAGGAACTTCACGATATTCGCTGTAATGCTTGCGAACGAATGTCCATACCTTGCGGTTGTCTTCATCTAAAAACCAAGCGTCCTGTACACCACGTGAAAGGGCAGGGACAATGTCACGGTCACGTATTACTTTACTGACCAGACGGTGTTCGTTGTCTGCTGCCATGTCGCCCCCTCTAGGCTCTAAAGATTGGCTAGTTCTATACCTGCCGAACCATATCGCGCAACTCGGTCGGGCTTATCAACGATGCCCTTCAAGTTTGGTCGATACGGAATCAAGTCGACTAACTCATCTACACTTTCATACAACTGCCAATAGTTAAACGGATTAACTACGCGGCGCTCTAACTTTTCAAATGCCTTGTCAAGCAGTTCTTCGGTCCAGCCTTCTGTTTGAAAGCCAGCCAATTCCAAAGATATGCCGTAATTGTTTGCAATAAGCCAAAGTTTATTGGCTCCTAACAAATCGACATCACCAATCTTATAAGAGACTGTCTTTATTAAAAGACGTCTAGTCTCTTCTTCAACTAGTTTTATCACAACATCTGTTGTGGCAATAACTTGCGGAGAGGAGACGTTGGATATGTCTCCGTTCTTCATAAGACTTCTATCTTAGCGTACTTTACGACAAACTCACGAAACTTCTCAGCCGTATCACTTGCGTAGAGAGCCAACTCTTCTGGAATCTCTTCTGGTATGAGGATTGAATAATGACCATCATTCATAGTCATGCGCTCATTAACAAACCTTACGTGTTTGCAATCAAAGGTCTTACGCCATTTAGGACAACTACAACGAAGTTTTCTTGTGTCAGTATCGACTTCAACTTCAAAAATTCCAGCAGCCTGTGCAGAGATAAACAACTGGATGGTTCTCCAGGAAGTCTGCACACTTCCACCTTTCATTGTGCTCCCCTCAAATCTGAACCAAAAATAGGAACTCTAACGAATGCTTCGTTGGCGAAACTTCCCATCGCTTCGCTGTACTTGTCGTTCCAATTTTCAAGTACGACATTAGTTGTCACTATTGTGGGCAACGCTCTGTCATACCTAGAACGGAGTATCTCATCAAAAGAGGTGTCATCGTATTTTGAACCGTATTCTTTTCCTAGGTCATCAATGACCAGTATCCGGACGTTCAAGAAGTCAAACTTAGAGCGACCATGCAGCCCGTCGATTTCATAAACCATCTGCTTCTTGTCCTCTGGGTCTGCATCGAATGTCGACTTCTTTTTCGATAAAAACTCAGGATAAGTCATGTAGTAGATAGGGCGAGCATTGAGGCCATAATCGCTCGCATTCATACCCAGAATCTTCCGAGCCTCGTCGTCGTCCTCTGGGAGACGTCGGACCACCTCCATAGCGGCGACAACTGCATGAGTTGTTTTGCCAATTCCGGGCCCTCCGTCAAAAAGCATACCTACGCCAGTAGTTCCAATGTTGCCAATCTGTTTTATAACAAGACCATTAACAACATCATCAATCCACTGGTCATATTGCGGTGGCAACTCACCGGAACGCTCAGTTATGTCTTTAGTTTCAAGACCAAGAAAGCGACGTGGAATATTTGAAGTGCGCAGAAGCCAATGCTTTTTCATAGACGACAACTGGTTCACGTCGTACACTATTTGGCTCCCCTCAGTTTCTTTTCGTAGCGCTCTAACTGCGCTCTACCAGACATAGAGTTCTGAAACTCTCTTCCGTCACTTGCAGTTATGGTAGCCATCTTAACAGTGGGAGTTTTCTCTTGCGCAATTCGCCCAAGACCTAAGTTCTCTCTGGCTTGGTTCATCTTTTTGCCAAATGATGCGAGGTAAAGTTTGTAAAGGTTTGGAGCCTCATCGCCAATCTGCTTAAAGTTCCTTTCATCTGCCATGAACAGACGAAGCAGTTCCAGTTCTATGAGAGCGGTTGTTCCGTACTGCTTTCTAAACTTTGCAAGGGCTCCTGAGAGTGCTTTGACACTAACGGTTCCTGGAAGGAGGGGATACTTGCGCCCAACCCTAAAAGAAAACTCTGCAGCGACATCCATTGCGGTCCACTCATGCTCTGGCCTCTTGCCGCGGGTCTTGGGGTCACGTTTGGAAACTTTCTTTGCTGGTTCATCTTTTGGCTCAATGAGTCCAAAGCCTGCAAGTTCATCTCCATCGTCATAGTTTTTCATAGGAACCTTCACTTCTTTTAACGAAACACCTCCGGTGTTTCTAATATCTTTTAATTTATAACTATCTTGGCTATTAGGTACTAATGGCTTATTGGTAGATTGGCTACGTGAACTATTAGTCACATAGCCATGTGAGGCGCGGTAATTTGCGTCCCCTATAGCGCGGTAATTTGAGTCCCTTATCTCAATCATAAGGTAGCCGTTGAAGCCATTGGCACGTCGGGTCGGAGAGGTGGCTATAAGGCCATGGCTCTCTAACGCCTTTAGGGCTCTTCTGACGGTCTTGTCGGATTTTTTGTCAGTCTCTCTACCCAGGACTTCTATTGAGGCCTTAAAACGGCCTTTAGAGCCTGCAAAACGGCATAGAACGACCATCAGTCGGAACTGATAATCGGTCAATGGGGCTGTAAAGGCCTCCTGCGGGATTTTCATGGGCGAATCCTACTTGTCGAAGGGGTCGATATCCTTCTTGCCCATATCCTCTTTCAGGCGCTCTTCTACGGCCTTTGCAAGGGTATTCAGAACTCCGTTGCTGATGTAGGTAGCGAATGCCTCAATGAAATTGGATAGGGCTTCCTGCATCTCTTCGTAGAGCAGGTCAGACTCGTCATCATCATCAAAGTCGACCTCTATCGGCTCAAGACCGTCATCAATGTTCCATGCCTCGATTGCTAGGTCTTCAACAGCGTGAAGGGTCAGATGAGCCTCAATGCTGTCCTCCCAAACCATAGCAAGGATATCGTCTGCAGTTATCTCTCGTGTAATTTCTTTCATAGGATTTAGGCACATCGTTATATCGTGCGCTTTAAGAACAAGGCTATCTATGCCATCACTACCGTCTGTAAAGAACAGATGATACTTAGCACCGGTCTCTTCAAGCACCTTGGTCAAGGACTTGGAGAACTGTGGTAACTCCATTACTGGAAAAACAACTACTGCGTCTTTATTTAATTGAATTAATCGGCGCATTCCATCTTTAACATCGCCATCTTTAAATGGCATAACAATGATTCTTTTCATAGCCCCTCCTATAGACGCGGCAGTCTCTGTTGCACCACCGTTGGCTTGTTTAAATACTTGGTCAATGCCAAGGAGAGAAATGTAGTGGCTGGAACTAGCACCGCCAAATTAGGAACTAGGCCTTCAAATAACCATAATCCTAAAAAACTTAATGGAGGCGCAAAAAAGATGTTTATATTTGATTTTCCAATCCAGGCACCAAGAAGAGTCAAGTCAAGCAACTCCAGGATGTAAGTAACTGCCAATGCAACAAGCAAAGCCGTAATTAGGATATCTGTCATGGGACTATCCTATATCGATAAGTTGGTGTACTCCACTCCGTCATAGGTCTCTATGCGCCAGAACGCATTTGGAGGTGTCCAATCATTCATGGTCTGGGATAGACGAGGAAGTTTTAGGTTCTTTCCATAGTACATATGAGAAGGAGACTGGTTAGCGGTTCCCTCCCATACGACTCCAAACTGAGACGATAAATTTCCATCAAATGGGTCGGTCGCCACGAAAGACGCCTCTAGTTGGAAGTTGTCAAAGTATGCGTCCTCACCAGATGCACTGTCTACCTCTACAGTAACTACAAAGTCAAGAGAAGTAGCCACGTCTTCTGCGTCAACATACGTGGTTACTGAAAATCTTTGCCACTCAGTTGTAAGGGTTACTGTATCTGTTACTTCTGAACTTGTTATGTCTACAGCGTTATCTCTAGGAGTTAACGTTATAGTCATAGAATCCGTTAAGGTGTCAGTTGCTTTTGCATAAAAAGATAAGGTGAAGTACTTTTCAGTTACTGGAACTTCACCAGTAGTTGTAGTAATAGTTGCTCCGGTATCTAAATCTACTTTTCTAGACTCGGAGCCAGACAACACATCTAAAGGCACACTTGCATCAGTTGTATTCGATGTTGCTGTTATGGTCCATTGTGCAGCAGTTCCTTCAAAGGAGGGGTTTTTAATATAGTTGCTCTTATTAGGAGTTAAAAACACATCTATTGCTCTTGCTTCATCAAAAGTTGTTGCAGAACCCTCGTGTATGTCCACCTGGTCTATGTAGTATGTTCCAGCAGCACTAAATTCAAACTTAAAGGTTACGTACCTTGTATCAGCAGGACTTGTAGCAGTTTTCCATCTACTTTGCCAGGTGTTGTTGGCAGCCAAAGCAGTTGCCGATGTGGCACTGATAAAAGTACCATTCTTGTCGTACCATCTAGCAGTCAAGGTTATATTTCCAGCACTTGTTGGAGATTTTCCTTGAAAACCAAAGGTGTATTCAGTGCTCTCATTTACCGGAGCACCGCGAGTTATTGGATTATTTTCTCCCAAAGTTATGTATGCAGAACCACTTGCTGCAACAATCTGACAGGTGTACTCATCATCTATCACCTTGGCTGATGTAGGAGGAACCTGAGAGGTAACAGCAGAAATGGTGCATGCGTTTGTTTGCCAGTTTCCTACAGAGTTGTAGAAGGTAGAGTCTTGAGCAGTTAATAACAAATTATTTGACACAGTTATAACTGGTGCATATCCGGTCAATGATTCTACATAAGTCTCTAAAGCAGTTTTAAGTCCTTTATGACCATACATATAAAGGGCTTCACGCACTAATTGTTTTTGGTTCTTTAATGGAATATTTGGCTCATAATCAAGACCAACATTAAAGGTTTCAATTGGTACAAGAGAAAAGGGAGTTCTATCAACGGCGTGATTAGGACGAGCCAAATCGGTTTGTGTCAGTAACTGCTCGTATGTAAATGAAAAGCCTTCTACAAAACTGTAAAGAGCAGAAGTTGTGTCTTCAACTCCTAAAGGACTTTGAATTTTGCTTGTGTATACTCTAGGTATTACATTTATAAACTTCTTTTGCGCATCGTGATTGCTTGGAACAATATCTGTAATCTGACCAGCAACAACCCAATAACCAGCGTCTATTAGTAAGAATACTCTGTAATAAATTTGTCGTCCTGGCTCAATGTCCACCACTCCAACCGCATCATCTGGGTCAGTAAAGTCGTCTCTACTTACATTTCCTTCAGTTGCAAATTCGTCCCAAAGAATTACGCCGTCTTCTGCGTGTTCAGGAAATCCACTTTGATTTCTAACAAGCCTTATTCTTGTGAAGTCTCCAGTAGGAGTATTCCAAGTTACATATGTTTTATTAAAGTCCAGAACCGTCAAGGTCATAGGACCTACGGAATAGGCTAATTTTGGTTGAAGGCCATACGTTGCTGTTCCGTATAAAAACGAACCGTAGCGTGCCACGAGTTAGTTCTCCTTAACAGCCAGCAAGTAAGAACTGGCTAAAGTCGTCTGCGTTAGTGGCTAGATTAGCCCAAGTTGCTGTGCTTCCGTTTGTTGTCAAATATTTTCCAGCATTGCCAGACTGAGAAGGAAGTGCATCTATAGTCTGCCAAGCAACAGCGTAGTTTGAATTTGAGGTTTTTGTTAAAACTTGACCTGTAGAGCCACCTGTAGGAATACTTGCATCAAGCGCGTCTTGAATTCCGTATTCCATATTTGCAAGGCGGTCTTTGAGAGTGCTCCAATTTGTAGTTATTGAGTCGAAAACTCCAATCCAGCCAGAACCAACAGCAACATCTGTTCCTAGTTCTGTCTGTACTGCAACGACTTCTTCTTGAAGGCTATTTACGTGCGCAGCAAGAACGGTATCTGTGAAGTCGACCTTGGTGGTGAACGACTTGACCGTTGTGGGGTATGACGCTGTCACTATCCTCTTCCTTCCAGACCTATCGGTCTATTTTCTTAGGTTTGCCTCCCATTTACCTGCTGAACTCAGGCTATCTGGTTCATAGTCACTATCAGTGAGGGCACTGCTGGCTTTGGGCTAGCGGCAGTTTCATGTTCAATAGCCATATTAGTGGTGTCAACAGCCCAAGTTAGTTGCAAATAATCCCCGTGAGTTAATTCAACGATAAAGTTCCAGGCCGCAACTGCATACTCTCCTGAGTTTATATTTAGCCTAGTTGCGGAGTTATTAAAGTTACTTCCATTCTTTTTAAGCCAAATCCACATTGAATCTCCAGAACCACCGCCACTACCAGTCCTATGATGAATCTGTGCTGAAAATTGAAAGTTGTATGTTCCTGATTCTTCTACCGTAAACTTTGAACTGTCTACTACTTTTATGCCTTCTTCGTAGTCAATATTGTTGACAGTAAAGTTGTAGGCAGTATTTGTTGCTCCAGCAGTTTGGTCGGCAAGACTATACCAAGAACCATAAGCAAAGACTCCTTGCGGTTCTTCAGAAAACTCTCCAACCCATACAGGATACTCTGGGTCACCACCAACATACAGAATGTATACACCAGTACCGATTGCAGGAGGTCGTTTAGTGGAGATTACAGGCCAAATCCAATTAGTAACAGACTCACTGCTAAATGAGGTTGACTGAACCTTTACCTTTAGTCTTCGTAGATGAAGGGGGTCCCTGTTATCTACGACTACTGCTCGATAAACTCCCTGTAATCTTTTTATAATGTCCATTATGCAAGATTTACATTAGATTCTTTTAATCTAAAGATTTCGTCTGCTCCACTTACTAAGGAGGTTTGTAAAGTAACTGGGTTTCCATCTAAATAGAACGATGTGACTTTTGCTGTTTTTACACCAGGAACTTGTTGTACTGAATACTCAATATCTTGAGGGTATATCGTGTCTTGGAAGTCCATGCCTGTGTATCCAAAGTCAATTAATAGTTGGTTCTTAATTGCTGACTCTACTTCGGCTTGAGTATACTGGTCTAACTTTGTGTAATCAATGCTGACCACTATGTCCACATAAACTGGTGGAGAAACAGTGACTGTAGTTCCAAGAAGAATCTTGTCAGATAAATAGTTTTCTACGTCAGTTTGTAAGTTATCCCATTCAATAGTGGGGTTTCCTAAACTGTCTAGTCCTGGACTTTCATCTGCATCTGTCACATTTCTTGTTGGCGCAATATAAACCGTGACAGATGTCCATACTGCAGCCGTAGCATTTGCCTTACCCACTCCAGTAACAGCCAAACATAAATCTGCATAGTCTTGTAATGTAACGGCTCTATTATTAGCACGAAGAACAAGAGCAGCAGAGGTTCTAATTTGGTCTGTTGATTCTGGGTCTGAACCTCCAAGTGCTACGTCGGGATTTGTAACTGTTATAGCGCTTTGAATTGCTGATACCTGTATTTCGGATAATCCTGGTAGGTAATCAATAGTTGTGAGGGTATCATCATCTACATTTCCTTCAGCACCGCCACCTACGACATAACGTGCTCGTATTTCAGAGTATAGAGTCGGTATTACGCCAGATACTCCGTCTCCAAAAGTAATTGTAACTACATCATCGGCCCCTGTTTCTGCGGTAAATACCTGGTCAGTTGGGCCGTAGTCAACTACGTGCTGAACTTGAGTCCATTTAGTGTAAATGTCGCCATCTTGTACATAAATCTCAACACTGCCATCAACCACTGGTGTTTCACTTAGTTCAAAACTCATTCCAGGTTGACCGTCTGACGTTCCTATCAATTCACCGAATGTATTAGTGCTTTCCGCAACTAAAGTTATAGACCTTCCATGATTTGCAGAAACTGTTTCAGTTCCTGGAACTGCACCAACTTGAGCAGGGACTACTACATCTGCTTGAGTTGTAAAATAGATTGTTTTTACGGTATCAGCGACAACTAGTTCTCCGGTTATCACAGTTCCTTCTGGAATTGTTACGGCAGAGCCAGAGGAGTTACTGAACTCTAAATCAACAGTTGCTTGACGATAACCTGCCGGAATATACCCATATACCTGAGATATATTTAACACGCTCTCTCTTTGAGTTGCGGTAGTCAAGAACGCTTCATTTACGCTTCGGTCAATGTAGTAGGAGAGAAGGTCGCCCATATACGCAAATGCCTCTACTAAAGCAACTCCAAAATCTGCTGGGTCAGAAGCAGTCCAATTAGGAACACGGTCTTGTATACGAGCGATTAACTCTTCCCGTATTGAGGTGTAATCCTTGCTTGTGTAATCAAACGCAATAGGAATATTGGAGGGAGGTGTTACTGTCATAGCGTCTCCTCATAAGGAACTAGGTTGCCGTCTAATGCAATAAAGCCGATAGTTGTAGAGACTACCTCTTCATTTGGCAGCGCATACACGACCTCGACATTTAGGGTATTAGTGTACTCGTCAAACACGCTGGAAACCGTCTGGAGAGCCAATCTAGGCAGTTGACTTGTGAAAGAGGTGGACACAAGGTTCTGAACGATGCCTTGGGCGTCACTCTGGTTCTCAAATACTGCCAAAGGAATGTCTGTTCCAAATAGGGGACGCATAACTCTTTCGTTAAGGGCGGTACCAACCACTGACCGAACTTTATCTGCCCAAATCTTTGTCTGGTCAGATGTCTGGGCTACCCTTCCATAAGGGTCTATAGAAAATGGAAGAGATATTGCTACTTCTTCTTTTTTTATTGTTCGATACTGCGTACTCATCTACCTTCCCATCTTCTTGGCATTACTTTAAACCCAGAGTCTGTCTGCTTTATCATGGCAGAGGGGGCGCTAATCAGTGTCTTAGTAGGCCTACTAACATCTTCAAAAAGCAATTCAAATTGAATGTTTCTTGTAGGAGAAGAAAACGCATTCTCTGGTCTAGTTGAAGTTGCCTTGTTCTTTCCAGTTCCATCTGTCATACATTGAAATACAACATCATATTTTCCGTACCAGGTAACAAAATGCTCTGCTTTAGTAATTACCCAGTACCCATCTGTAACTTCACCGGTTCCACGAACATCTATGGTTTTGTAAGGGGCTATTCCAGGGTCACCCTGTCCATGACCTTCGGCAAATACTGAGTATCCAGATAGTTTTGATTGACCTTCTACCATGGTTCTAGCCATATTTTGGTTCACAGATACTGTTGTAGATAAAGACTCTTTAAACAATGGTTCTTTTGTATTTTTACGGATTGCTCTCCATCTATTAGGAGAAGAAGAAGAAGAAAAGGTTTTAGCATTTAGAGGGTCAATTCCTGATATGTTTTTTTCTCTTTTATTGAACATAGCCAAAGCAGTTGCTTCACCAACTGCGGGAATAAACGAGTCTAGTTTTCTTTGATAAATAGAAGCATACATAGGAAGTTCAATGTCTTCAGCACTCATCACTGGTGCTTGAGTTGAGAACTGGTCAATCATTATATCTAATGGATGAAAATGAAGTTCTGTCCCATACACTTGAGCGACGTACCCAATTCTTCGTGCAAGTTCCTGTATTTTTTCCCAATAGGTATGGTTAACCATAGACTGTTGACTAAATATGGTTTTATGAGGAGTTATTTTTGATTTTAGTTTAAACTTTTTTGCAATTTCTTCAACTATTTGAGTCGCTGATTTGTTTACCCATATTTTGTTGTCAGTTTCTTTCAAAGAAAAAGACGCTCCAACTCCTTTTACAATGACTTCTCTGTCTGGAATTTTCTGTGTTTTTACTTCTACTTGGTAAACGTAACCTGTAAATTTTCCTTTTAAGGAGTCGTTTACCCAATCAACTACCATCAAGGTGCCTGTTTTTAAGGCTTTGGCATAAAAGGGTGATTGATAGGAAAATTTAACTTCAATAACATCTTGTTTTCCCATTTCTTGAACAAGATTAAAGTTCTTTGCTTGTTCGTTAAATGTTGGAAAATCAGGAAAAGTTACGGTAAACCGTGTACCTAATCTATTTTGAAGTTCTTTATTCATTAGGAATCCTCAAAAGAGTTCCTGGCTCAATTGTAGATGGGTCTATAATATCTGGATTGAAATCCATTATTCTCCACCATAAGTTTGGATTACCTAAAAATCTATTAGCAAGGTTATCTAAACGGTCAGTTTCAACCCAGGTATACAAAAAGTAGTTTGCAAGTTCTGTTGGGAACTCTCTAAAAACCGACACTTGATACTTTTTGCTTCGAGAATCTTGAGCCTTATACAGAAGGCCATCTACATATCTGCTATCTAAGTAAATCATCGGTTATCCTTGCTTAAACGTGGTTGTTCCGGGTTGTGTGACAGAAGCATTGTCTTGATTAGGATAGTCAAGAAGTCTTCTGCAAGTAAGACGTACTGTTGAAAACAGAGGAACCATTCTGTCGTTAAATATAGTGTGGTTTACATCAATTGAATCAATAATAATTCTATACCTCATGGAATCTCCAAGATGGAGTTCTAGTAAGGCTAGACGCAGGTATGCCCAGTCTGCTGTTTTAATATCAAATTTATTTGTAAACCTACCTCCAGGACCATGAATTACCCTAAAGAAGTACTCAAGGTCATACATAGTTCCCTTTTTGTAAATTTCCTTTAAATCTTCTGCAGAAACAGCGTCTGGATAAGGGAACCTATCAAGAAGACTGGCCTGTTGTGCAAGATTACGTTGACCTGGGTCTGAGTCAAACAAAGTTCCTGACACATTTTCTGAGCGCTTTTTAAATTGCGAAGTCAACCCATTCTCATCAATGTAATTCATGTCTTCAATACGATTTAATATCAAAGTAAAACTAACTGAGGCTGCAGTAAGGCCTGATGAAACAGGTAACGTCTCATCTTTTGCAATAAACTGAGGGTCTACCTGAGCCTGTGTTTGCCAGCCCATTGAGACTTCTTTTGGATTGTATAAGAATCTAAATCCATATAGTTGGGGGTCCGGCTTTACGTTAGACCGTTTCCTATCAAAGGCCTTTAGTTGGTCAGCAACGACCTCTCTATCCATTTGAATAGCGCCCTTTGCTGGCTTTGCGTTCTTCCAAGCATCTTGGGCTGTTTGATAAGCCGAATAGTTTATAGAAAGAGTATCTAAAGACTTTGAGGTAATGCTTGTTGGATTGAAATAGGCATTTCTAACCAATGGGGCATTATATTTATAAGGAAACTTTACTTTTCCACCAGAGGTCTTTACTTCTGGGCCTGCTGGGGTCTTCTGACCCTTTGTTCCGGGAGTACGACCAGAAGTTGGAAAGAAAAGATTTTTTGTTTTAAGTTTATTAATCTTATTTGTAATCTCTTTAACTCTGTTATCAGCAGTTTTCCACTGTGCTTCAATTGAGTCACGAGCAACTTTTGTTATAGCCCTATTGTTTTTCAAGGTCTCTTTAACAACGGGGTCAGTCTCTGCAGCAATAGCGGCATCAAGGTTTTTAATTGCAGCCTTTTGTTCATTGAATTTGGTGTATAAGACATCAGCCTGTGATTGAAGACCAGCACGCTTTCTTTGAAGTTCTTTTATACGAACTTCTCTTTTACGATTTGCTTCTTTACGAGCATTCTCTTCCTGTATTTTTTTGTATCGCTCTTTATAGGTGCTGTGTTTTGACATCATGACCCTCCAATTGCAGAATTAGCCATTCCATTTTTTAGATAGCCTTCTACCATTTTGGCTAGTTTCATGGCAGCAGCAGAGTCTGAACCGTCATATTTAACTGTAATATAAACATTATTTTCAGTAGAACCAACACCAGAAGACGAGAATGAGGCGCCATAACCAGTTGCTCCACCACCTGTTGGGAACTTGTATCCTGGGTCGTTTACTTTTCCAGAACGCCAAGCAGAATTGTTTACTGCATTTAAAACAGCAGAAACACCAGCGTCACTTTGAAGGGCTTGAACTATCGCGCTATAGCCTCTCTGGTCTGCTCTATTGCCTAGAAGAGTTGATACCGTTGCATTCATTCCTTGTTCCCATGACAAGTAGCGCTTAACTCCGACGCTATTCATTGCAGTTGCCCCAGGACGGTCTAAAGTCGTATTTAATGGGTTGTACATAGCGGAATTAACACCGATACCTGTTGTTTTTCCGCCTCCACCTTCATGACGCATCCAAGTAGTTATTGCTGAAACATTTGAGTCTGAGTGTGGGGCGCCCAATGAAGTTAGAAGGTCTCTTGCCCATTCTGCTTCTTTTTTGGTGCCCTGAATTCCAACATAAGTTACATCACTTGGCTCTTTGGAAGAGCCCGATGTGGTTGGAGTAGTTAGGTAGGAAGACTTTTGTTGAGACCTGTACATAGATGTTGGGTCAATGCCACCGACATTTGTAATGATAGATGGGTCTACAGGATTGTTCTTTCCTTGGCGCACTTCAAAATGTAGATGCGGTCCTGTTACGTTACCGGTTGCTCCAGACCTACCGATTCTTTGTCCTGTAGAGACAAGGTCGCCAATATTTACGCTCTTGCTACTTAAATGACCATAGACTGTTTGTAGACCGTTTCCATGGTCAACAATTACGCCGTTTCCATATTCAGAGCCAGGATTTGTGCTAGACACAACTCCGCTTAATGCAGCAACTACAGGAGAACCAATTGGCATTTCATAATCTTGACCTTTATGTACGCCACCAGTTGAACGCCATATTCCTGAGCCACTCTTTGCACCAAATCCTGCAGTAGCAAGTGGGTTTGGATTAGCGCCACCGCTTGCTCCTATATCTGCACCAAATCCTGCACCAAATCCAAGTCTTCCACCTCCTGAAGCCATAAGCGCAGCGCCACCCAATGCTAATGGAATTCCTGCGGCTGCACCTGCTCCAGTCATTGAAGCACCGACACCAGCAGCAACCATAATGCCGCCAGCAATTTTCTTGATTCCACTAAATATAGAAGGAACCCCAACAGAAAGTCCTTGTCCTACGTTCGTTCCACCAACACCACTGATAACTCCTTTTAAATAACCAAGCGGTTCAATTACATCTAATAATGCTCTATTGAATGCCTCTACTGTGTCTGCAGCATTCTCAAACCCTCGTATCATTGAGGATTCGCCTTCCATCATTAACTGAGTTTGAGAGGCATTGAGACGGCCTTGTGCTGTAAGCATTGTGTTTGCGTTTTCACCAACAGGAGTAGCAGTTGCTAAATCTCCAGTACCTCCTCGTGTAATGTCACGCATTGATTGAATGAGCATCGTCTGCTGTGCTTCATCAAATCCCATAGTTCTAATATTTGCGCCCAAGAATCCTCTATACAAAGATTCGTTTAACGCTTCAACACTGCTGTAACCTCTACCAGCAGTAAATCTATCCATCAACTGTCTAGCAATATCGCCCATGCCACGCATACGACCCCGCTCATCGTATGTAGTAATTCCATACTGGTATAAGTTTGCTGCCATCGGTCCCGCACGCATGCCCGCGAGAGCCTGCGCAGCAGGTGCATTTTCAATTCCTAAATATCTAAATGCTCCACCAACTTCTCGTGTCATTTGCAAGTAGTCGGTTCCACCTGGGCTAACACCACGTCCTGCAAGGATTGCCGCTACTAGCGCATCAGAACCACGGCTAGATAAACCACCAGCCATAGCGCCAAATGTTGCACGCTCCAATTGCATACGGTTGATTCCAGGCATAGTGAGTCCAGCCTGGTAAAAGCCAAGCGAACGACTCAGTGTTAGATTTAAATCTGGCGTTGCTGCATATGCACCAGCAGCAAGACCAAAAGCAGCCTGACCAAAACCGGCAGCCATCATTGCGCCGCCGATTCGTCCTCCAGAAACTCCACCCATTCGAGCCGCTTGTGCAGTCATAAGCATTCCGCCCATACTGCTTCCGCCACCACGTGCTTGCGATGCTGGAGAGCCACCAAATGTTCCCATGGATTGCTCCATGTTGTTGTAGTTAGGCATCGCACCAGCGCCTGCAGCAAATCTTGCGCCATCAGCGCCAGTACCTGGACGAGTTGTAGCCGTGGCTAGATGAGCAGCACCGCCATTCGTTTTGAGCATTCCTTGAATGCCACCAACAGCACCTTCTGCAACTCCGGCTACCTTATCTACGGCAGCATAAAGTTCATTTACTTTTTGAGTAAGAGTTGAGACACCATTAGTCAAGGACTGAATATTTGACAGCATCTTGTTTGCCATATCAGTCCTTTCTGGTTAGGTGTTTGGCTATCTCTAGCCAATTCTTTCTCTCTCGTGGAGATAGGTCCTTTATCTCCGTAAGAGTCCATCCTGCATACTCTCCCGTAATAGCAGTCCACTCAGCGAGTAGAGTGCTATAAGGCGTGACACTAGAATCGAAATAAGGTCCCGAAATTAACGGGAACCTGTACCTCTCTTCCTGTATCAGGGTCTGTAACAGTTATTCCATCAAACTGCGGTCCAGGAATGCGAGAGTTAATTTCATCAACAATCGCCTTCCTATCAACAATCCCTAGGTTTCTAATCTGTTGCTTTGAGATTACTGGAGAGCCATCAATCTGCATAACGGTGTTCTCTAGCATGATAGTTGTTAACTCAGCCGGTGTTTTATCTGAATTAATAATCATTTCTTTTTGTGCCACTCCTGTAGGAAGTTGCACTGTGTACTCGTGCTTACGTCCCTTTACTGTGAAAACTCGGTCATTTATTGGGTCGGTTAATACTTTGAACTTAATCTCTGTATCAAGGTCTACTTCTACCTTCTTTAACTCTTCGCCAAAAAAGACAGGCACCTCTGTGGTTCGTCCAAATGTGGCTTTGAAAATGGCAAGAAGTAGAGCATCTCTATCTCCAGATAAAAGTTGGTCTAGTATCTTCTCGGTAGCCTTTTCATTACCAATGCGTACTGTGCCTCGCTGAAGAATAGTTATTAGAGCACGCCCAACATTTTGTGCTTTTGCAATCGCCTCTTCATCAGCGCCAGTTAACTCTCTAACTTCGGCGTCAGTAATGACTTCCCCAGCGTCTGTGATATAGCCGCCAGGGAGAGTCACTACATTATCCGAAGGAGGTACTATCTTTACTTCTTTTTGTTGTGGCTTTTCTTCAATAGCCTGCTTAACAAGGTTATTTGCCAATGCGGGATTAGCCGCTGCACTAATTGTTTTCGACATGTTATTCCTTTAGTTAGTCTGCGAAGTCGGTTGCGTCTGTTGTTAAGTTTGGTGCCCAATTGACGTCGAAACCCTCGTGTACGAGAGTCATCTGTTCGACAAATAGAGCGTTGTCACCTGCGTTGAGGTCAGAGTATGCCACGGCTGTAGGCCATGCGTTGTAGACCTCAAAGCGCATTGCTGTATGGTCTGTTGTTGCGGCGTTATCTCCGGCAGCATCTGATGGTGCAGGAATTGGATGAGAAAGAACCTGAATCTCTACATTGCAACGGAAGTTTTGAGCAACGCTGCGTAGCGAGCCGCCTCCAGCAACTGTTGAGAACAGGTTGCGCATCCAGTCCCAGTTCTGCTTGGTGCCAAGAATTACGCCACGTTGCAGAGTGAGAGGTGTGAAGGTCGTCTGACCAGGAATCTGGTGGACGGTGGTGTTGTAACCGCCTTCACGGTAAGGGATAGAGTCTGTGGTTACAGACAAGCCTGATACTGAAGTGAAACCAAAGGTTGCAGTCTTCAGACCATTGAGGGTCGTGTTAGACGTATCCTGCGGCTTGAATGAAACCAAGAACCGAAAGTTACGTAATGGGTCGGTGATTAATGTCGACCTATTATTGATAATTGTTGGCATTTAGTTATTTCTCCTTCGGGTTAGTTCGATGTCTTTTGAACTAGGTCAATGACAATGAACTCTGCTGGATACTGGAGTGCAACACCTACCTGGATGTTGACTTCTCCATTGGCGATGGACTGAGTCGTGTTGTTTTCTCTGTCACATTTGACATAGAAGGCCTGTGCATTGGTTGCACCACGAAGACCACCCTGGTTTCTGTACTCGCTGAGGAATGCAGAAAGTGAAGTACGAATCTGTGCCCAAAGTTTTTCATCGTTGTTTTCAAAGATGGCAAACTCTGTAAGATTCTTGAGGTTCTTACGAATGTAGATGAGCGAACGGCGCATGTTTACATACTTATTCGCTGTTCCATCCTGCTTGAGCGTACGTGCGCCCATGACGGAAAGTCCTGCACCAGGAATCTGACGAATTGGGTTTACAGGAGATGTCGAAGAGTTCATCGAGTCAAGTTCAGTTGACGTAAATGAACGCTCCATAGATACAGCACCAAGAACCTGAGTTCCGATACCCGCTGGGGCCTTGAACACGCCACGAGATGCGTCAGTTGCAAGATAGAGACCAGCAATTGCACCTGCTGGACCAATCTTACGAAGTGCACCTGTGCTACGTCCTAGTGGGTCAGCGATAAAGAAGTGTGGATAATAAACCGCACCATTGCTGCTGTCTGTAAGGCTGCCAGCAAAAGTAATTGCTTGAGCAGGTGTAAGGCTTGGGTCAGTATCAATGACAACAAAGCCATTGTTATCTTCAGACCAGGATGTAGCAGCATCATAAACTGCTGCTGTTCCAGAAACTAGAGCGTTAGCATCTGGAATAAAGATTACTAATGGACGCTCAAGAGTTGAAAACTCTTCAAATACAGATGCTCCACCAGCCTTGTAGTTGGTGTAGTCGGTAGATGTTGGAGTAGTTCCGTTTGAGCCACCTGTTAGTGGATAGGTTGCAGAAGTTAAAGACTGTCCAGCATAACCTGAGTCAACTGTAACTGTGATATTTGGTGAAACAATATTGATTACTGTCTCTGCATAATCGCTAGAAGTCTCATCATCAAATACGATATTTTCATAGCGCTCAAGAAGAATGTCGTCTGAAATACCTGATACACCAGACTCTCTGTAAAGAGTTAGTGTGTAGGTTCCAGATACTTGACCAGCAGAAAGAACAACACGAAGATTGTTTCCATCTGTTCCTGCATTCTTTGAATCAATCGCTACTTGTGCTGCGCTTCCGCTATCGACCAAGTCGGTTCCGGCTTTAACAGCATTTGTAGATAATAGGCGTTGAACATAGAGTTCACGACCACCGTTGGCAAAGAACGAGCCAACTTGGAATGTTGCTGGATAAGAGGCATTATATCCACCAAAGTATTTGGTGAATTCATACCAGGATGTAACAAGCGTTACGTCTTCTGGGCCTTGTGCAAACGCTGCAACAACAGCACCAGCAGCGTCAGCGCTCACACCGGCAGGAAGTACTGCTGGTAGAAGGCGTTCACTAATGTAAACACCAGGACGGCTATAAGCCATGGTTTCTCCTAACTAGTTTGAAGGGGTTCCTTATGGTGCAGTTATAGTAATCGGGTCAATTTTGGTGAACTGACCACGACCAATTACCTGACTTCCGTCAGTATTGCCTTGGTCATCAGTAACACCTGTGAGAGAGATTTCGAGCGCCTTATAGAGTTTGGTGTATGTGGACTGAGCAATCTCGGATGAGACACGCACAGTGATTGCATTGACAAACAAACGCTTGCCATTCTCTGTGACATCGCGTTTTGCGATATCCAGAACATCCAAGCGACGAGTCGTGCCATACAGAGTATTTGGCCCTGTATTTAGGACAGCGAATCGAAGTGGAATTCTTGTATATAGTAGTTGCGCCAGAATCTGACGGTCATGTCTAGGTTGACGAGAATAAGTAGTAAGTTGATAATCGATGTTTACTGGAATAGGAAAGTCTATTTCCCAATTCTGTGTGTCATCATCGTATAAATCATCATTATCTGGCCCAGTTTCTGGGTCTTCAAGATAAGTAGGTTTAACTTTGCCACGCATTGCGCGAGAAAAATCCTCAGCAACATCTACCATGTCTATAGTTATATAAGGGTATCTCTGGTCACGAAGTTCCTGGTCAGGCTGACCAAACCATACGCCTACATTTCTTGGAGTAGAACCTGTTCCAGTTGACTTCTGGTCAGTTACAGTCATTCCAAGCAGTAGGTTACGTATTGCTTCATCTTCGGCTAATAAGAATGTCATAGGTCACCAAAGTGCTTCTCTAGCCTATTGACAAAGAAGTGCTCTGCTTCTTCTTGACGATTAGCGAACCTGCGTACTGCTGCGGTTGGCTGGGTGCTGGGAGTTCCGTACTCTAAATCCATGGCCTGCTCGTAGTGCTTTGAAGACACGTGAGCAGTGAATCCATCTTTTGAATGTGAAACACGTAGAGAACGTGACACGTGATTAGGCCAGCCACTGGCTTGAGCCTCTGAACGGAGATGTGCAGACATAAGCCTAGTCGTCTCACGACTAGCGCTATTTAGAGCCTGATTAAATTTCTTTATCGTCACTTCTTCTTGGCCTTTTTCACAAGTTTTTCAGCGGCTTTACCACTCACATAACCTGCGACAAGACCAGCAACGATTGGTTGGGCATATTTAGGGCGCTGTCCAAAGATGCCCTTCATAAATTCTTCAACTTCAGCGGCATTCTGCATATCTGCAGCACGCTCGTACCAAGGCTTCCACGCCATTTAAATCCCCTTTGTCGCAAGTAGTGGGCACTACACGGAGGCCGCATGGCTTTCCGATGAGACAAGGATAAACAAGTAGAGGCCCTTTCGGGCCTCATACTTTTACTTCTTTTCTTTCTTCTCCCGCTTTTCCTCTGCCTTTTCGCCCTTCTTGCCTTCCTTCTTTTCGTGGGCCTTTTCTTTCTTCTTGATGCCCTTGATAATCTTTTTATCAATCTTGACATCCTCTTGAAGGGTCTTCGGCTTCTTCTTCTTGCCGTGGGCTTTGTCTTTCTTTTCGAACTCTTCTTTTTCTTCCTTGTCGAGTCCAGCCTTCTTGGTCAAATAAGAATCCATCTTTTCATCAGACTTCTTGGTGTACTTACCCTTCATAGGTGGCTTTTTCATTACATACCACGCTTTCTAGGCATAGCCTGCTTCTTAGCCTTAGACGCACGAAGCGCTTTAAAATCGGCTGCATCAATCTTGCTCTTATTTCCAGCAACAGCAGCAATCTTCTTCTGCTTAGGAGATAGTTTTTTCATTACTTCTTTCCTTTGCAAACTTTGCACTTGCACTTGCAATTCTTCATATTACAGGAGAGAGCCATTACTTCTTCTCCTTCTTCTTGTCTGCCTTCTTCTTGGCGTACTTCTTGTTCGCAGCGGCTAGAGTCTTCTCACCGTGCTTATCTTTTGGTTTCATACATCCACAAGTGCTGCACACTATTTTTTACCTGCCTTTTGTTTTGTAGGTTTTGCTATTTTGTTTCGACCTGAACGGTCTGGAACACAATTAGGTACTTTACGACCATTCTTCATCTTCATGCCTACTTGGACGTAGCCATCCCAACAAGGGTCAGACTTCTTAGCCATTCTTCTTTTCCTTCTTGTGAGGATTATCTTTGTGCCATTCCTTGACGGCCTTAACACCCTGCTTAATTGTCTTAGACCCACCCTTTTTGGTCAGGTTAATCTTGTCCCATTTTCCAGCCTTAGCCTTGGCCTCGTGGTCAACTACTACATCGCCCTTCTTATTCTTTTTTACAGTGTGCTTAATACCTTGTACTTTGATAGTTTTCATGGCACTACCTTCTTGCGATGGCTGTAACGAATTGGTGGCTTTGGCTTACGCACATAGCCGCCCTTCTTCTTGCGCAACTTGGCGCCACCTGATTCATACTTACCTTCTGTAAGAACTGTACGAACTTGCTTCTGTGGTGACTTTCCTGCACGAGCACCAGGTGATTTTTTACGGCGCACTACTTCTTCTTTTTATTCTTAGAAAGACCTGCTTGGCTAAGGGCTACCGCGACAGCCTGCTTACGAGACTTAACTTTTTTACTTGATTTTCCAATGTTAAGTTCGCCCTTCTTGTATTCGGACATCACCGCTTCGACCTTACCCTTTTGTTTTGCAGTTGGTTTTTTCTTGGTTGCCATCACATTTCCTCTTCTTCTAGTTCTTCTTCATCCCAAGCATGGTCATCATAGTCCTCTGCCATTGCAAATTCATTCTCAATTTCGTCAATTAAATCCTCATCAAAGAGGTCTGGGTCAATCTCTGGTTCAAACTTCATGTCCATCCTTTCTACGCCGCTATTTTAGATGAATTCGGTAGAAGGATTGCCGCCATCGAATACAAGATTATCTTCAGCATACTCTGGTGGGAAGCCTGGTAGGGCTCCAGAGCCTGAATTTGATGGGGGCGTATTGATTGTTGGTGGACCATCGACATAGTCGAGGAACTGTGGGTCGTTGACCAACTCTTCGGAGTTGACCATGGTGAGGTCGATAGTGACGACTGCATAGTTGTTTGCATAGCGCCCACGAGGATTGACTCGTGATGGTATGAAGACACGGTCTTGGAATACGATGCGGTCCTTGATATGTGTGCTTGGGTCTGACAACAACTTAGGAAGTAGACGAGCAACATCATCTACAGCAACAACTAGTCTTAAGGTATCTACGACGTAGAAGCCTCGTTCATTCATAACGTTATTGCCACGAATTTGTTGCGCCAAAATTACTGGCAATTCGAATGGGTTATGCCATAGACGACCAAAGCCATCAGTCTGATTAGAGACGTCATAGATTGGGTCTAAATACTCAGTAGGATGGTCAAGGTAGCGCTGGTGGTCCCATAGCCACCACTGCACAGATGTTCCGACAGGGTCGCGTAGTTCGTCCACCATGCCTTCATTGATAGACTTGTTTTCGAAGTCTATTTTGAATCGTCCCTGGACCTTGGTGCCTCTCATTCAGAGACTTCTTCCCAACGGCAAGTATCTTCGTTTAATATTAAATTACCTTCTGGTTTTGGTTGTATAAAAGCATCACGGGTTTCATCATATGTGTATCCAATTCCAGCAAAGTTTTTTCTTATAGAACTGTTGTAAGAAGTTCGTACACACTTTTGACCTTTAAACTCCCCATACCAAGTCTCTGGGTCTTTTCCTTCTATAAGTTCTGTTTCATCGATACCAACGATAACTTCAGTTACAACATTGTTTTCATCTAAGAATGCGTAATGTGCCATTATGACCAACTCACATTCCCTGTGCCAGCAGTAATAGTAGTAACTTTAAATCCTCCAGAAGGTGCTGCAGTTGAGCCTGTTAATCCAGCACCAATAGTAATAGTTCTAGTATCAGGGTATTTTAATATGACAACTCCTGAACCACCGTTTCCTGGATTAGCGTTTGAGTTTCCGTTACCGCCACCTCCACCACCAAGATTTGCAGTTCCATTTCCGCCACCTGTTGATACATAACCACCAGAGCCTCCACCACCAGAACCACCAGAAACAACTCCAAAGCCGTTGCTGTCAGAAGTTCCTCCAGAACCTCCACCAGCGTAAGTTACTGACACGCCTGTTATAGAGGAAGAAAGACCGCTACCACCTTGACCGCATTTATTATTACTTCCTGGAGGTTGAGAGTTACCGTTACCACCAACAGAGCCAGCGCCACCACCACCGCCAGATGCACGGTCATTTGTATTAAAACCAGTTCCACCAGTATTTCCTTGACCCGCGGTTCCTGCAGCACCAGCGCCGTTTGTGGTGTTACCACCGCCACCGCCTCCAGAACCACCAGTTCTTGGAGATATGGCTCTACCTCCACCGCCGCCACCGCCTGTAGAGGTTATTGTTGAGAAAACTGAATTACTACCATCGTTTCCAACCGCACCATTTGGTCCACTTGTTGGCGCTGCAGCACCTGCTCCAACGGTTATTGTATAGTTTGTTGAGGGAGTTGCGCTTAATGATGCAGTTCTATAGCCTCCTGCACCGCCTCCACCTCCATCCATAAATCCACCAGAACCTCCACCCGCTACTACAAGATACTCGACGTTAAATGTGTTGAGAGGAGTTACGCTATTACTTGCTGCAGAAGATGTTGATGTTCCATTTGCATTAACAGCAGCAATTGTAAATGTGTAAGCCTGACCAGAAGCGAAGGTTCCAGTTACAGCCAATGGGCTAGATGTACCAGATACAGATAATGAAATAGATGGGCTGCTTGTTACTGAATACGAAGTGATAGCAGAGCCACCAGTAGCGCCCGCAGTGAACGGAATGGTCACCGTTGTAGAGTTGGTAACTGTAACAGTTCCAATGGTTGGGGCTGCTGGCACGGTGGTTGCCGTAATTGAGTTTGAAGATGCAGAGTTAGCACTGCTGCCAGTGGCATTATTTGCCCGAACATTAAAGGTATAGGCGGTACCGCTCTGCAGGCCGGTAACTGTTAGGGGCGAAGAGGTACCTGTTGCTGTAAAGCCGCCAGGAGATGAGGTGGCTGTATAACCAGTTATTGTGCTGCCCCAATAAGAGGTGTCTGCAGTAAAGGGAACTGTAGCAGCGCCATTATTAAAGGCGCGAGAAGTACCCACATTGGCTGCTGTGCCTATGGTAGGAGTATTGGGTACATCAGGTATCTTGCCTGTTGTACCGTCTACAGACTCGCTATTGGCGTTTCTTACTGACATACTGCTTATTGTCTCCTATTTCTGAGAAGAAAGAGGTATTAAGCGCCAGCGATTGCTGCTGCTTCTTCTTCAGTTAATCCTAGGGCAGCAAGTTTAGCAAGGGCGGATGCCTTGGCTGCAGCCTTTGCTGCTGCCTCTTCTTCCGCTGCTAGTCGTTCTGCCTCAAATGCAGCGGTTTGTGCCTCCATTTGAGCAATCTCTTCTGCAGTTAAAGGGACCACAGTCTGCTCTCCTGTAGAACAGTCTACGATTACTTTAGTAGGTGTGCTTGTCATTGTTTCTCCTTATGAGTTTAGATGCCGTAAAGATAGAATGAAGAACCAGCCTCAAAATTAACAGAAGTACCTTGAATTAACAGACTAGTTATTGCTGATGTATTTTGTCTCTTTAATCCAGCGCCAATCATAATTGTCGATGCTATGGCGTTGTTCTCTCCAACGCTAAAAGAAAAAGATGGTTTAGCCGCTGTTGTAGTGTAATTAGGTATGTAAATTTCGCTATTACCAAATGTATTTGAAGTCACGTTTCCTGCCGACCATGCTTCAGGTCCAAAGTATGTAGAACTAACACGGTCACTTACTATGCTTGTTCCAGTTATTGTGTATAACCTAGTATTACTGTAATCAGTCGAATTTGAGTCATCATTGTTATACAGTACATTTATTCTTGCCCATACTGAAGCATTTCCTGTACCTTGTCTTGCACTTATTCTTAAAACTAAGTCTCTGTAGGTTTGCGGTATTGAAGAAAACTGTACCTGACTAGCAGATGAGCCAAGAGTATTACTTGCAATCAAAACGTATGTATTAGCCATTATGCTGCCTTAATTCCGAATAGAGTGGCGGTTGTGCCAGCCGTAAATGTGCCTGAATTTGGATAAAGACGAATGATTGTTATTGCAGAAGTTGAGCGCCAAAGATTTACATATGTTGCAACGTTTCCGCTTCCATTTGTATCTCTTGAGCCAGTTGCCAAAATTGTTTTATTAGTTGACCCTGCATAGGAAAATATATCTAAAGTATAAAAACCCCATTGAGTATTGGATAAACCCGAAACATTCTCAAAAGCACCATAACTAATACTTGTGGTTCTGGAACTTGCAGCACTAGAACCATTACCACTTAGTTGAGTGAATGAATAATTTGTTCCAGTATCTATTGTTCCATTACCTACTCTGAAAAATCCCCAATCAGCATTGTTATTTTGAGCAACTAAAACAATTCTGAGGTCGGTATAGGTAGAACCTATTCCAGAAAATTCTATGTTCGCCGCAGCACTACCCAGAGTAGTCGTAGCAATTGGTTCATATGTCGCTGGCATTATTTACCCCTTAATTCCATAGAGAGCAATGGAAGTTCCGCTGACAAATGAAGCAACTTGACAACTAAAAGTTAAACTTGTTATAGCGTTTGTAGATTGAAATAATCCACTTGTTAAAAATGTGTACGAAGAACTAGTATTTTGGTCGATTCCATTAAATGCTCGTATTGTTTTGTTTTTAGTTGTGGAAGCATAATCCAAAATATCTATAATGGTTACGCCAAATATATTAGCGGTTGAAGTGTTGCCAGTCATTTTCCCTATTTGTTCAATTATCGTTGCTGAGGAAGCCGCAATAACATTTGCGGTAGTGCCATCTCCGTATAATCTATGACTGGAATATGATGTAGTTGTAATGCCGTTAACTATCATATTCAAATCATCATTATTGGATGCTCTGCTTGACCTAGTAAGTAAACGCAACTGCAAATGTTTATAATTAGAAGGTATAGAATCTATTGTAACTGTCGCAGTAGTTGTTGTTAAAGTAGTAGTAGCAATAGACTCAAATGCTGTAGGCTGTAGCACTGTTCCACTTACTGTTCCAGAGTCTGCAGAGTCTCCGTTTGCATTTGTTGCTCGTAATCTGAAGGTGTAAGAACCAACTGATAGCCCTGTAATTGACAATGGGCTTGTTGTTCCAGAGGCTGTTGTATAGTTAGTGCCATCTGTTGAGTACTTATAAGCGGTGATTGTAGAACCGCCAGTTGCACCTGCTGTAAATGACAGTGTGCCTGATGTTCCTGTGCCGCCATCAGTAAATGTGCCGATAGTCGGGGCTTGAGGAACTGTAGTTGCGGTAATGGAGTTAGATGCACTTGAAGCAGAAGTAACGGCCCCATCAAAACTTGTTCCAGTAACAGCAAAGGTATAAGCAGTACCAGAAGCCAATCCAGTAACAGTCAAAGGAGAGGTAGCAGAAGTAGCAGTAAATGAGCCAGGAGTAGAGGTAGCCGTATAACTAACTGGTCTACCACCTCGTGGATTAGTAACAGCAACAGTAGCCGCACCATTGTTATAGGCACGACCAGTGCCCACATTGGTGGCAGTACCTATCGTCGGTATTTCAACGGTAGGCTGGATAGCAGCAGGTAGGTTACTAACGCTGCGGCTCTTGCTGTCAGCCATTAGACCTTCCTTACTCTGTTGGAGTCTTCTCTACGTAGTCTGCTTCGCCGCATTTATTGCAACGAGTAAAGTATTGTGGTTCTTCTACAGTACGTTGTTCTACGTAATAGTGAGAACACACAGGACAGGTATACTCATATCTAGGCATTAGATTCCTCCTGCACGGGAAGTGTAAAGACGTTTGTTTTAGCGTCGTATTCGTAACCAATTCCTCCTGGATTATCTGCAGTAAGTTCTACTGCAAATCCAAGAACGGATGCTTCTTCCAAGGAATCGGCAACAATGATGTTTGTTACAATGCTTCCAGTTCCAATAATTGCATATTTAGCCATGTTATCTCCTAGTAATAAAGCAGGATGCAGCCATTGCCGCCTGCTCCAGATGTCGCTGAAACGCTGCCGCCACCTGCGCCGCCACCACCACCGCCAGAACCTCCAGCACCACCGTTTACTGTACTTGAGTTGCTTCCTGCGGCAAGGTAGCCACCTCCACCGCCACCGCCACCAGAACCGTTTGCTAACCCACCAGTACCACCAGCACCGCCTCTACCAGAACCGCCAGCACCGCCTCGATAGGTCCACGAACCTCCAGCGCCTCCACCTATTGCTCCAGAACCTCCAGCACCACCTGTATTGCTATTTGAGCCTCCACCGCCTCCTGCAGATATACCATTTCCACCAGCCCAACCAACAGAGGCGTCGGTACCACCGCCACCAGCGGCGCTATACCCATCGCCACCCGCCATATTTGTGTTGTTGATTCCTGGAACTCCACCAAAAAGTCCAACAGAGCCAGATGAACCAGGTCTTGTGTTAGTACTAAAACTGCCGCCTCCACCAGCACCTCCTAAAGTTGGAGAAAACGTAGACACAGTTGAATTACCATAGTTATAAGTGTTAGAAACAGCAGGACTTTGGCTCATTCCACCACCACCGCCACCACCAACAATTAAATCTGAATAGGTAGTAGTTCCGCCAACTAAACCATTTTGATTATCAGAAGTACGACTTGCACCACCAGCACCAATTGCGCATGTACTTGATGCACGTACCCATCCAGCAACATAACCACCAGCACCGCCACCACCAGCAGCCGTGGATACTGACCTTGTATTCCCGCCACTGCCTCCACCACCAATAAGAATGGCATAGACCCATGTCACACCAGCAGGAATTGTTACAGAGGTACCTGAAGTAATGGTCTGTTGTAGAGTTACTTTAGTAAAGTCAAATCCCGCAGATGCTGCGGGAAAAATATCAAGAGGCATTAGACAATCTCCTTTTCAATGGCACTGTGGAACTTAACATACTCAAGTGCTTTAGTCATAGTTTCTAAATTTTCTTTTAAAAGCCCAATAGCGGTATTGCAGTTCTTACAAAGAAGACCACGAACCTTATTTGTATCGTGGCAATGGTCTACGGCTAGATTCATACCTGTGTCACAAGAAGTAGCGCAAATAGCACATACTCCTTGTTGAGCCTTCAGTAGTTCATCATACTGTTCTAGGCTAATGCCATACTTTCTACGGTACTCTTTATCTCTACTACGCTGTATGTAGAGTTCTGGGTTTCTTAATTTCCACTCACGAGTGGCTTTTCTACGAGACTCTTTTTGAGTTTCGGTCAAAAGACTGTAACTAGACAATTTCAACCCCGCTTATGTGGATGTTGACATCTGTTGCAGATGCTCCACCTTTAATGGTCTGACCAGCGGTCAGTACCTGCTTCATGCTAAATGAAGCGATTGAGTTTGCCGCAATTGCTACAGTGGTCGCAATATCCACATCGTTGAGCGATAGTGTGAATGTACGGGCTGTTGAACCAGATGAGACCACGATATCAGTGACCACTGCAGTTGTTGATGCAGGCACTGTGTATAGAGTGGTTGTGGTCGTTGTTGTTGCGGCGCCCCTGAAGAGTGCCTTTGAAGTCGTAATAGCCATTAGTTACTACTACCTTTCTTTGTTATTTAGTGTCCATAACGTCATCTGTTGTGGCGTTCTGGAGGTCGGTTGCGTTGACTCCTAGGTCTGCTACATCTCTGGCTCTGGTCATTCTGTTACCTCTTCCGTTACTGGATAAGTAAACTCATCTTTTTGGGCGTCATAAATGAGCCCAATTCCTGCGTAATGTCCTCTAAAGGTTCCATTATAGGAAGTCTGAAGCCATTGTGTGTCTTCACCATATAAGGATTTGCAGAAGGCAACGCCGATAGGCTCAGATTCTGGGAACTCTTTGTTTTCTAAAGTCTCGTTATTAACGACGATAACTTGAGTAACAATATTATTTTCAATCTTTGCAAAGTGTGCCATTATCCCACCACCACTATCACTATGCCTGAACCACCAGCACCGCTAGTAGTATCTCTGCTTCCTCCACCACCAGAACCAGTATTTGCAGTTGCATTGCTTACTGCTCCAAGACCTGAGCCGCCAGCCGTTGCGCCGCCTGAACCTGCAGCACCTCCTGTAGTGTTTCCTTGACCACCACCGCCACCTGCTCTAGTAACTGATGAACCAGTAATACTGTTTGCTAATCCATTACCGCCAGCGCCACCAGTTAATGTTCCACTATTACCTGCACCACCAGCAGAACCTGCTCCACCTCCACCACCGCCAGCATTTGAAGCAGCACCGTCACCACCAATATTTCCTAAACCTGGTGCAGCAGGTCCGCCAACAGCGCTCCCATATCCGCCACCGCCACCTGAACCGCCTGAACCGCCTGGTGCTGCAGTGGCGCCATTAGACATACCACCACCCCCGCCGCCAGGAGCATAATAATATGAGCCAATTCTGCTTGCGTTTCCACCAGGATTACTTGCTTGAGCGGCTAACCCTGCGCCACCTCCGCCAACAGTTACAGTGAGAGTTTCTGCTGGCATAAATAAAGAACTTTGATAAAAATGTCCCCCAGCACCGCCACCGCCAGCACCTGAAGAAGCGCCTCTACCGCCACCGCCGCCGCCACCAACTATTAAAACTTCTGCGTATCCTGCAGTTCCAACAGTTATAGACCCAGAACCAGTAAATGTATAAATTGTTTTTCCAGGACGAGAAGAAGTATCAACGGTTGGCGAACCAGTAGTACCAGTTACTGTGGCTTTACCTATACCACCTGCTGATACTGGAGAAAAGAATGGTGACATTTATTTAAGCGCTCCTTATGCGTACTTCACTGGCCCTGCACCAAATACGGTGTAGGTTGGTGTTGCTGCAGTCTTAATAATTGTAAATGAATAAGCATCAATGGAAGAAGCGTTTCCTGCTGCAGGTGCTGTACCACCTGACCATTTAGGAGTAACGGCATTGCCATCAATCTGGAACCCAGTTTGATAACGAGCAGTTGCACCATTTGTGACTAAGAAAGACACAGTTATAGCATCACCAACTGCAAGAATTGAATTTAAAGTAGTTCCAGAGTTACCTCTAATATTTAAGGTCCAGTTAGCAGAAGCGTCTGTTGTGTAATAGAGAACTCCTTGAGTTAAGGCATCAAAAGCAACTGTTCCAGTAGCGGCAGTAGCAGAGACAGTTGTACGCTCTTCAGGAGCAACTAGTACGTTAGACCATTTAACACCTGCTGTTTGCGAAGAGTCAGCCATTAGAAGGGTGTTGTTAGACCCTACTGTTAAGTTTGTCACCGTGTTATCCGCAGTAGCGACGATTAAATCGCCTTTAGCGTTAACTAAATTTTGGTCTACAGCATTGGCAATTGTAAAGGGCGAAAAGGTTAAAATCTCAACAGAGTCATTTAACTGTAAGCCAGGGGTAAGGCCTGTTACAGATGAGCCAGTTGTGGCTGTGTAGTCTTGACCTCGTACTAGTAAAACACCATTGAGATAGACCTGTTCAAAACCTACTGTATAAGCAAGAACGTTACCGTTAGCATCGACTCCAGAGATGCTGGTCTGACCAGCCGTTGCTACAAAGCGATATCTAGTGAGCGTCGCTACTGTGGGATTGGCTGTTGAAATTGACATTAGGAGATTTCACTTCCAAATGCTGAAAATGAAAGCGTTGCTGTTGATGCGTATACGCTGATGACATCTGTTGCTGCAAGAGTAAGACCAAGTGTTAGGGCCGTTGTATCTGAGGCCGCTACAGTTGCGCCATACACAATGTAGTGCTGATTAGCAATAGAGGCACCTGCTGGACGCACTGCAATGCGGTAGGTAGCCGCAGAGGATGACTGATTACAGATGGTAATCGTAGAGACGACCGTAGAGGTCGCTGACGGTACTGTGTAGAGGGTGGTGAGAGTTGTGGCTGCTGGGTTGCTTTGCGCAAGCACTTTGTAAATTGTCGGCACTGCTACTCCTTCAAGAAAAGGTAGACCTAGGTTAATTGGTACAAGGCTGCTATGTGGGTTAAAGTGTACCCGTGAATTTGGTGCATAAATCGGTATCTGAGGGCGGAAATTTGGCGCCCCTAATAGTGCCTCATAACCTGCCTGATAATACGGGCATTATGAACCCCTCCATCTTTATCGACGACGATGGCGATATCTTGGTCAATGTTCGATGCGTTAATTACACCCTCTACATTTCAGAAGAGGACGAGAGGTTCTTTAGCCCTTGGGGGCCACTTACCTATCTGCATCCAGAGCGAGACCAGAGGCTTGCGACATTCAACTATATGTGCCGCCTCGACAGCAATCTCAATCTTATTAACTCTACACAGGTAGAGATGCTCAATCTCCACACACCTATCTGGGAGTTTCATGGCCTAGAAGATGCTCGTGTCGTGAGATGGGATGGCGACCTGTACATGATTGGTGTGCGCCGTGACACCACGCCCAATGGTCAGGGTCGTATGGAATATAGTAAATTAACTATAGACAAAGATAATTGGATTGTTAAGGAGTCCTCACGCGTGCGCATGCCCGCGCCCGTAGACGAGGCTACTTCCTATTGTGAAAAGAATTGGATGCCAATACTTGATAAGCCGTATCACTTTGTTAAGTGGACGATGCCTACAGAAGTTGTATGGTCTAATCCTAATGAACCAGAAACAAAGCAGGCCTTTACAAGAGAAACACCTAGTTCTCCTAAAGACCAACGAGGTGGTTCACATGTCGTTCGTTGGGGCGACTACTACATCTGTCTTACTCATGAAGTTGCGTTATGGCGCAATTACTTAAATCAAAAAGATTCAATCTACAGACACCGTCTTGTTGTCTGGGATAAAGACTTTAACTTTAAAGGTCTAAGTAAAGAGTTTGCATTTATGGATGTAAAGATTGAGTTCTGTACAGGAGCCGCTGTTCGTAACGACAATCTATTAATAAGTTTTTCCGTTGCTGATAACGCTGCCTTTATTCTTGAGGTACCTCATCACGTAGTAAATGGCATGATTACGGAGGCTCTAGCCTATGTCGGTTAAAGAACTCGCTATTGATTTAGCATCAAATACAAGAGATGCTAATAAAAACTTTGCATTAGCAGAAGAATATGAACGATTAAATCAGTATGCATCTGCTGCAGGGTTTTACCTGCGTTCTGCAGACTTGGGCTACAAGACTACTCCACTAGTAACTTATACGGCCCTTCTTAAGATGTCTCTATGCTTTTCTAAGCAGAAAGACCGTACAGCAACTGTGGTAAATACCCTTCATCACGCTATAACTTTCATGCCATCTAGACCAGAGGCGTATTTCCTTCTAGCACGCTTCTATGAGCGCAATAAAGAATGGCAGAAGTCATATACCTTTGCAGAATTAGGACTGCAGTTTGCTATGGTTGCCGTGCATACTCCGCTTCCAGGATATGTTGAATACAACGGCGTCTATTGTCTTCTATTTGAGAAGGCTGTAACAGGCTGGTGGATTGGACGCAAAGATGAAAGCAAAGTCATCTTCCAGCAACTGCTAGATGACTATGAGATGTCACCTGAGTATGTGTACGGATGTCTCAATAACATGAAGTTGTTTGCATAATGTTTCCTAATTGGTTCAATTCTGTAGAGAAGTATTTTAGACACGTACCAGGTGAACCCCTACGTGTTCTGCAGATTGGCACATACACAGGCGATGCCACAGAGTGGCTATTGAACAATCGCACTATTGAACGGATTCACGACGTAGACACTTGGGAAGGTAGCGAAGAATCAGCCCATGAATCTTTGGACTTTTCTTCAGTAGAGACCTACTACGATTCAAGGTTCTCAGATAATCGAATAGTCAAATGCAAGATGACTAGCGACCAATTCTTTGCTAATAACAATCTGATGTTTAACTTTGTCTACATAGATGGCGACCACACAGCGTTGCAGACTGCTCTTGATGGTCTTAATGCCTTTAAGTGGCTAGAAACAGGCGGAATAATGGCCTTTGATGACTATGAGTGGCACTATAACGGCAATCCCTACCTGGAACCGCAACGAGGCGTAGACGCCTTTCTATCGGTCTGTGAAGGCCAATACATCCTTATTGAACAAGGCTATCAAGTTTGGATAAAGAAACGATGAAGGCTACCTTTGAAGTCTTTCATATCGATACTGGAAATGAAGTAAGAAACAAATCTTATGAGGGCATTTTAAAAAGCATGTCGTTTATTCCACGGCTTGGTTCACCTACCGTGTTTCTTGATACGGCTGCAAAGGTAGATGAGTTTTTGGCGTCTAATCCAAAGTTTATATTGAACACAATCGAAGATTACGCACAACCTGGAGAGACCTTTCCTCCTAGTGCTGGAGTCGTAGGAGTTTGGGCAAGTAACTATTTGGCTTATAAGAACTTCCTGGCTACAGATAACGATGTCTTGTTTATATTTGAAGATGATGTTGCTATTAGCGCCAACTTTGAGATGATTTCTAGGTTCTATATAAATCAACTGTTACCCGTATGGGACTTTTTCTCTCTGTTTGTGCCTGATGATTCTTTATTCGCCTATAACGAGGATGTACATGACTACGGCGAAGACAACGTGTGTTTTTCTTATCAGCAATGGTCCTGTGCAGGATATGCAGTAAGTCGTAAGGGCGCAGAAAAAGCAGTAGCAGACATAGAGTCAAAAGGAATTACTGCACCAATAGACTGGTACATATTTAACTTCAGAATGAAGCCAGAAGAAGACCAGACTAAGTTCTCTACTTTTACAGTAAAGCCATCGTCTTACAGACCAGTCAAGTTCTTGTTAGAAGCAGCACGGAATAGCCAAATTCATAACGGCAAAACCGAACTACTACATACCACCTAGCATCAAGATATCTGGAAGAGTTCCAGTGGCTGCGGTTCCAATAGTTCCCTGTGCACCTACGGTTCCTTGCGTTCCTTGAACTCCTTGTGCACCAGTCGTACCCTGAGCACCAATAGGTCCTTGGGTACCTTGCGTACCTTGCGCTCCAGTTGCACCCTGAGTTCCCAGAGTACCCTGAGTACCCTGTGTTCCTTGAGCGCCCTGATTACCTGTACGTGAGAAGTTGATTGCCACAGAGGTAGAGTTTGCAGGAAGCGAACCAGAGACGTAAGAAACTGGAACTTTGTAATACCCAGCAGCAACCGTTACTGCACCAGTGACAACGAATACGTTAGCAACAGTGGTTCCTGATGCATTACCTACAAGTGTAAGAGTTCCACGGGTAGCAGTTGTTGTGCTGTCATCCCAGGTGTCATACCAGGCTGTCTGTGTGTTGTTTAACGCATCTACGTTATCAATAAACAACTGAGTTACTAAGCCGATAGTTGCGTTGTTATAAGACACAGCACCAGCACCTGGGTCAGCATCAGTGGTTGATGTGCTGAAGGTGTAAGGGATTCCACCTCTATTACCAAGAGTTCCCTGAGTTCCCTGAGTTCCTTGGGTTCCAGTCGCGCCTTGTGCTCCAGTAGTGCCTTGGACTCCTTGCGTTCCTTGTGTGCCCTGGGTTCCAAGAGTGCCTTGGGTTCCTTGGGTACCTTGCGTACCTTGAGAGCCTTGGTTACCAGTTCTAGAAAATTCAATTACTGAAACAGTGGAGTTTGCAGGAAGTGTTCCTGAGATGTATGAGACAGGAATCTTGTAGTAGCCAGTCGCTGCTGTAACTGCTCCAGTTACCGAGAAGATGTTTACAACAGTAGAGCCTGCTACATTGCCAACAATTGTTAGATAACCTTCTTGATTTGGGTTTGTTGAATCATCCCATGTGTCATACCAACCTGTTTGGGTTACTCCAGCAGCGTCGAGGTTGTCGATAAATATTTGAGTTACGGATGCTATTGCAGCATTGTTATAACGGAATATTCCGTTTCCTGGGTCTGCATCTGTTGTCGTGGTACTAAAGGTGTACTTAACTCCACCCTTATCTCCAGTAGTTCCTAGAGTTCCTTGAGTACCCTGGGCTCCAGTGGTTCCTTGGGTACCTTGGGCTCCTGTGGCTCCTTGAGCGCCTGTAGCACCCTGGGCTCCTGTAGCACCTTGTGCTCCAGTAGTTCCTTGCGCACCAGTTGCACCTTGAGCACCGATAGGTCCTTGTGTTCCCTGTGTACCTTGGGCTCCAGTGTCACCCTTGTCTCCAGTGCGAGCAAACGTAATGACAATATCATCACTGTTTGCAAAAGTTCCGTTACCAGAAACATAGGATGAGTTGACAGTAAACCATCCAGTGTTGTTTGTTATTGAAGAGATTGTAAAGAGGGCAAATGTGCTGTCGTTAAACTTCTTAGACACACGATAGTGGCCTTTAATTGTTGATGTTGAGTCATCAATTGTGTTTAAGAATGAGGTTATATCAGTTGCAGCATCATTACTTGCATCGATGTACATCGCGGTTGCTGAAGATAGAGTGGCGTTATTAAAGCGCAGTAAGCCTGTTCCTGGGTCTGCAGCGGTTGTAGTTGTGCTAAATGTGTAGTCGAAGGATGCACCGCCAAAGTTACCAGCAGCACCCTGTGTTCCCACAGAACCCTGTGTACCTTGTACGCCCTGCGTGCCCTGCGTACCTTGGGAACCAGTTGCACCCTGTGCTCCAGTAGCGCCCTGCGCTCCTGTGGCTCCTTGAGTACCTGTAGCGCCAGTAGCACCAGTGGCTCCTTGTGTTCCTTGAGAACCAGTGGCTCCTGTCGCTCCAGTAGCACCTTGAGTGCCTTGTGTTCCTGTTGCACCTGTAGCACCGTTTGTTCCTTGAGTTCCCTGTGTGCCCTGAGTGCCTTGAGCACCAGTGGCTCCTGTGGCTCCTGTGGCTCCTTGAGTACCTTGGGAGCCTGTAGGACCCTGAACACCTATAGATTGAAGAATCAAAGCAATTGCGTCATCATTTGTAAAACTGTTGTTGCCAGTACCACCGTCAGACACCAATGTAACTGGAATCTTTACATAACTGTTAGAGATTACAGTTACTGCCCCTGTAACAGTGAACTTTTGGAAGAAGTTAGAATTGCCACTCTTTTGAACAATTACGTTGTCATTAGTCTTTAGTACTCCAAGAAGAACATCTATATCAACGCCGCCTGTAGTTTGGTGATTTACGTACAAGAAGGTGGCGCTAGTTTGAGTAGCGTTATTCCAACGCAGATAACCCGAAGAAGGTTGGGAGTCTGTTTGAGAGGCTGTGTCAGCCTTGTAATCGAATACGCTAGATGATGAACCTGCTTGACCAGCAAGTCCTTGAGTACCTTGAGCACCCGTAGTTCCTTGGGTGCCTTGGGTTCCCTGTGTACCCTGTGCACCAGTAGAACCTGTCGCACCAGTCGCGCCCTGAGAACCTGTAGTTCCCTGAGTTCCTTGAGTACCTTGTGAACCAGTCGCACCTGTCGCACCTAGTGTGCCTTGAGCACCCTGTGCGCCTGTCGCACCAGTGGCTCCAGTGGTTCCTTGGGTACCTTGCGTACCTTGCGCTCCAGTTGCACCCTGAGAACCTAGAGTTCCTTGGGTACCCTGTACACCTTGAGTACCTGTTGTTCCTTGCGCACCCTGCGCTCCTGTATCTCCCTTGTCTCCAGTTCTAGCAAAGGTGATTACAATGTCGTCGTTGTTTGAGAACGTTCCATTTCCAGAAACGAAAGAAGAACTAACTGTAAACCAGCCAGTATTGTCTGATAAAGAAGAGATAGTAAATAGAGCAAAGGTTGCATCGTCAAACTTCTTAGAAATTCTGTAGTGACCTTTAATGGTCGAAGTAGAGTCATCAATTGTGTTTAAGAACGAAGAAAGATTCGTTGAAGAATCATTACTTGCGTCAATGTACATTTCTGTAACTGATGAGTAATTAGCATTATTTAATCTTAAGAGTCCTACTCCTGGGTCAGAGGCAGTAGTTGTTGTACTGAATGTGTAATCAAAAGATGCTCCACCAAAGTTACCTGCAGCGCCCTGCGCACCCAGAGTTCCCTGTGTACCTTGAACTCCTTGAGCGCCTACAGTTCCCTGTGTACCTTGAACTCCTTGCGTACCTTGAGCGCCTGTAGTTCCTTGAGTACCTTGGCTTCCCTGTGCACCAGTTGCCCCCTGTGAACCGAGAGTACCTTGAGTGCCCTGGGTTCCTTGTGCACCTGTAGTTCCTTGAACTCCTTGTAAGCCCTGTGTGCCCTGAATACCCTGAAGACCACCGTACGCAAGGGAATTCCAAGCAGTAGTTCCATTACCGACTTTAAATTTCCCTGTATCGGTCTCAACACCCATCTCACCGCTAGCAAGAGTTGGGTTAGCAGAGGTCCACTGAGAAGCGGTACCACGTCGGAACTGTATTCTCGTTGCCATTTAGAGTTCTACCATTCTCCTTCTATGCATAGGTGGAGTCCGGCGCTCCACCATCTAGAGTCGCAATAAAGTTTGCGGCTACCCATGCAGTCCCATTGTAGGTGTATAAAAGTTTATCAGCAGTGTTGTAATAAGTATCGCCAGTAGAGGCACTGGCTGGCTCTGTGGCCCTTGCCAGTACCCCTATTGGTGTTAAGAACTTGCGACTCATCGTGCGCCCTTCTTATTAGCCGATTACTGCCACCACGTAAGCGTTGTTTGATGGGGCTTCTGCAAACTTAACAGTGACTGTATTTGTAGTTGTCTTTTCAACATCCACAACAACCTCTTCGTACGCAGAGGCTGCGTTGTATACAGAAACCATCACACCTCTTGTACCGAGATTGTGAGTAATCGTGAATGAAGTTGCTGCACCATCACCAACTGTTGTGGTGTATTTGCGAGCAACAACTGTAGTATCAATGTTGACATTTGTTGAGTCAACTGTAATACCTGTACCCGCACCAACATCGATAGTGGTACCAGTGTTGCTAAGACCTGCTCCCCACACGTATGCGCCCGCGCCTGAGAACTGTGTGAATGTTAGGGCGGTTGTGTTTAGGGTAATAGTATCATTAGTTGTGAGAACCCAACCAGTATCTGCATAAGTGCCTTCTTCTACGAAGGTGAACATACCTGCAGTTACATCAGCAGAAGCATTTGCGTCATCTGCACGCATCAATTCCCATGGAGTGCTTCCATCACCAGCGGTTGCTACAGAGTAGATACCGTTGTACTTCTGGTTAGCGCCTGCTTCGTCTTTGATGAGAACTCGTTGTCCTTGAGCAAGGGTCACTCCACCAACAGTAAGTGTGCCGTTTGCAGTTGCTGTGAGCGTTCCTCCACCAGCACTTGAGAAGTTGTAAGAAGCGAGTGCTGCAGAAGATGCAGTACGTACAGATTGTTTGACATCTAATCCTTGGGCGGTTGCATCTACGTAATCGCGGGTTGCAATCTCTGTTGTATCAACAGATACCTGACCAGCAACTACTTGAATACCGTAACCTTCAGTTACAGTAGCATCAGAACCGGCTGTACCTTGTGTACCAGTTGAACCCTGTACACCTTGCGTACCGGTAGTTCCTTGTACACCCTGGGCTCCAACAGTTCCCTGTGAGCCTTGAGCACCTTCAGTACCCTGTGTACCTTCAGCACCTTGGGTTCCTTCAGTTCCTTGTACTCCTTGGGTTCCCTGGGTTCCTTGCGCACCGTCTAGACCTTGGATACCGTCTGTACCTTGGGTTCCCTGGGTTCCTTGGGCGCCTTCTGTACCTTGCGTACCTTGTGTTCCCTGCTGACCTTCAGCACCTTGAACACCTTCCGTACCTTGGGCTCCTTGAGTACCTTCAGTTCCCTGTACTCCCTGCGTACCTTGAGTACCCTGAACGCCTTGTTGACCTTCAGTACCCTGTGCGCCTTCAGTTCCCTGTGTGCCTTGAGCACCTTCGGTGCCTTGTGTTCCTTGAACGCCTTCAGTTCCCTGAACGCCCTGAGCACCAACGGTACCTTGTGCACCTTGAGCACCGACGTCACCAGTACGAGCAAATGTTAGAAGAACATCATCTTCGTCTGTAAATGAGCCGTTACCAGAAACATAAGCAACATCAACTTCAAAGTATGTTGCGTTATCTGTTAAACTACTAATTGTATAAAGCGCAAATGTATTTGAATCTGACTTTAACGAAATCTTTACGTGACCCTTGATTGTGGATGTTGAGTCATCAATAGTTTGTAGGTATGGATGAATGTCAATTGATGCTGCGTTAACGTCATCAATAGCAATCTTTGTTACAGAAGACTCTGTTCCACTGTTAAGGCGAATGTATGTATCACCTGGGTCTGCCATTGTTGTGGAATCATCGTAGTTGTACTCAAATGTGATACCACCAAAGGAACCTTCTTTACCTTGTACACCTTGTGCACCGGTTGTTCCTTGTGTACCTTCTGTACCTTGAGTACCTTGCGCACCTAAAGTTCCTTGAGTACCTTGCGCTCCTTCAGTTCCCTGCGCACCTTGTGTGCCTTCAGTTCCTTGAACACCTTGTGTGCCCTGTGTTCCTTGAACGCCTTGCTGACCTTCAGTTCCCTGAGTTCCTTGTGTGCCTTGTGTGCCTTGTGCACCATTAGCACCATCGAGACCCTGAATACCATCAGCACCTTGTACACCTTGTGCACCTAGTGTGCCCTGAGTTCCTTGCGTTCCTTGAGTGCCTTGCGTACCCTGAGTTCCGTTAGCACCATCAAGACCTTGTGCACCAGCAGTACCCTGCGTACCTTGGGTTCCCTGCGCACCAGTCTCACCAGTTGCTCCTTGTGTACCTTGGGTTCCTTGTGCACCTTGGCTTGTATTGACCCACGCGCTACCGTTCCAAACACGTAGATAGCCAAGTACGGTATCAAAGTAGATTTGACCGACGACTGGGCTTGATGGGGCAGTAGCCAGATTTTGAATTCTGGCATTCTGTAATTCTAATTTAGTTAAATCAATCGGGGTTAAATATTTACGTGCCACTCATATCTCCTTAAGATAGGTACGCTTTGCCACTGAATGCTGCTGAGAATGTGAGCACGACTTGATTCCGAGATGTATATGCGATTTCGCCCTCAACGATTGTACCAGCAGAGTCTAAAATCGTAACGTTAGGATAAAAATCTAAGTTATGGTTGATAGTCCAAGTAGCACTTGCTGTTCCCTGCGTATGGGCGTACGCGAGGTCTGGAACTACTACTTCAGTAGTTCCTGGTGTTCCAAAAGAGGTAGTTCCTCCAGGAGTAGTGATACTAATGACGTCATTTACGTACGTCGTAGAGTTAGACCCTGGTCTTACGTATTGGCTCATGGAACTGTCACCTCTTTAGTCACGAAGATTTTACCTGTAACGTACGTTTTTGTAACGCCGTTCGAATCAACCATTTGAATGTCGTAATAACATGTCTTTGGCAGGATTCGGGTCTGCTCTTCTGAGAGGTCCAACTGTAAAGTACGAAGGCCTGCTCCATCACCTGAACCAACGTCTGGTTTTGTAATAGTGAAGGCCGTTATTAGAGCAGAACTTCCAGGCATTTGCCTGATTTCAGCAGTAGCCGTGTAGGTGTCTACTTCAAAATCAAAGACCACATTGAAAGTGTAGTCATCACCTTCATAGACATACAGGTCTTGAACTATAGCCGTTACTGGAACTTCTACTCCACCATAAGTTGGAATTGGTACATAAACACGTACAGGGGTGGCTCTATCGTCAACTTCCATTGGCTGGAAGATTGGTACATAACGATTTGTAGTCTTAGAAATTCTGCGCAAACTAAACACGTCAATCTTGTACATACCAATACCAAGTTGATTACATAGTTCACGGTATTGATTTTGACGTGCCTGAATCATCTGCATTAATTGCTGATAACG